GACTCTGTTCTAGGAAACTGTCTATAAAATTCATTTAAAGCATCGGCATCATTTTTAAGAGAGTCTACTTCAGCTTGCCAGTAATCAATAGCGCCATTGCTAATCATTTCATCATCAACACCCAATATTTTTTCTTCGGGTTTATGCAAAACGGGTAAGCCATGTTTATCTATAAATCCTTCCATGTTCCATTCCATAGGCACAAACAAAGAATACATTCCACTTTTAGTTTGACCGTTACTGTTACGTGTCAAAACATTAGAATCTTCATAAAGTTTTTTAAAGTTATCTCCCCCTTTACTTAGCGCATTTGAAGTTGATCCCATCATACACTTACCGATAATCTTACTACCTAACCTTAAACAAGTTTTAGTAACCCTCCAGTTATTTAAAATATTATTAGGCTTTATCCACTTACCACTTTCATCGTGTACTAGTAGTAATAGTTTCTCACCATCATAGGAGTTTTCATCTGTATTCTTCCAGTCAATAGTGGTATCTAAACCATAAAGTTCGTCATCAACATTATCATACATATTTTTTTTTGTAATCTTAGAGGCTGGGATCCTAAAGGCAAGTTCTGTCTTAGGTTTGTCCATACCATCCTGGATAGGCTTAAAGAAGAATGGTAGTCTATTTGCTATAGGAACTACCTTATCCGTAAACATCTTCTTCGCATCTGCTCCAGTCTTTGATAAAATACCTACTCTAGAGTCTTTTACCAACGTTCCTGTGTTTACACATTCTGACGATCCCATGAATGAAAAACCTGAACGCCTTATCTTTAAATACACTAATCCGAAGCACCTATTATCAGCCTTGCACGCTTCCCAATAAATAAAAAATATTCTATTTGCTTCCCTAAAATCTGGATACCCTATATCAATACTAGTCCACTGCAAGTACATATAGTGTGATCCCGTCATGTAAATAGGTTTACCTTTATTATAAAACCAATGACCATAATCTCTTCGATCAAACTCCGTCTCAATATAATCAACCCATTTATTTTTGAATATACTGACCATTTCATTCCACTGAAAAATAGAAGAAATACGACTTAATTCTTTAGGAAGATTTTCGCGTTGCCAATATTGATCTTTTTTTTCTTCTGATCTTTTGTTGATTTTTTCTGGAGCTAATGGCAAAGCTATATACAATCCATTAATATTTATAATGTCTCCTATTTGACCTGACTTAGATATAACAACCATATCATACCTTTGGCTATAGCCATATACCCATGTCTTAGATTTATTTTTAGTTGTAACTACATTTTTAGGAACAAGATTTTTTACAACATAGAATAATCTATTTTGATCGTCTTTCAGCAAAACCTTGCTTTGATTGGACTTTGTTTCCATTGCTTTGATTATTAGTTATGTTTTCTTGCTCTGTATCAATTTTATTTAATATATCAAAAGCATCGAATATTGCAAGTTTTTTTGTTGCTGCCGCATTTTTTAATCTATCAGCTGCTAACTCATCCTCTGGGTCATGCTTTATTATATCTTCTTTTGCAACCTTTATTAATTGCTCTACAGCTTTTTTACCAGCTTGTATTATTTGTAATTTTAAAAGATCTGAACTCATTGTTTTAGTTTTAAAAACATTACTTGAACTAACCTTGAGTATTCACCCTCACCAAAGTTTTCGTATATATTTCTTGAATGCGGAATAGAGGAATCAAATATTACCAATCTATTATAGCAAGCATAAAAAGTACACATAGGAATATAATCATCTAATACTTTATTGAAATTATATAGAGTTGTTCCGTCTTCCATAGGATGATGTTTGTTTAAATATAAAAGAACTGTTTTGTCTCCCATCATTTCATCGGTATGTATAAAGTTTGGTTCTTTTTGATCAAGGGGTGATTGTCTTATAAAATTAAATGTTACCTCATAATCTGGAAAAGCATCTTCTACTTTATATTGTAGCTCATCCATTTTTCTGACCTGAATACCTTTAAATAAAGTATCTCCAGCTGTAACATCTTGAAAATTTTTATCTAAAATATCTATAACATATTTATTCGGATCATCAATAAAGTTATCTATTATTATATTATTCATAACATCAATGTTATTTGATGATCAAACATTCGGTAAAGCTTTTCTCCGTCTACCTCAAACTCATATTCACTATCTGGTTTAAAACATATACTATCTCCAGACAATACCCCTTTAGATATTAAATAATCATTTGGATATATCATCTTCCCCATCAACGGTTCTTCTTGTCCTCGCTTAAATATAAAAGAATCTTGTTTTTCAATAGGTTTCACAAAGCAATATCGGTCATGGCAATACCATTTGTCGTCTTGCTTATACATATAGAATTGATCATTATCTATAAAAAATAAATTATCCTTAAAATAACTCTTCCCACTTTGCTGACGACCCTTCATGTCATTGTAAAACTTAAAAACATTATGATGAACAAGAAGTACGTCTCCTTTTTTTATCGGTCCTGTATATTTTAGAGGAACCTCTATCACAATACCTTCTCTATTAGAAACCTTATAATCCTCTTCTGAAGAGCTTGTAATAAAATCTACACCTGAGATGTCCTTAGAGTTATTGTACCGCTTACCTTCTAAAGGTTCTACGATAAAGTAAAAAGGCGATCTCATTAAAAGTTAATGTTATATTCTATTGACACGGGCATCTCTGCGCCAAACTCTTTCCATAGTAATATCTCATCACTTCTTTGAATCCAAATCTTTATGGAGTTGGAGTCGTGGTCTTGCTGTATGAGGTGAATGAAATATTTTCCGTTAAGGATTTCTTGACCCACTAGGTAGTGCATCGCACCTGACTTATAATCAGGACCTACAGAAACTTTCCTTATATCCATTTAATTTGATTTAATTTAAATATAAAGATACAAATATTTTAACGCCCTTGTTTGGTCAGTTATTTTTGGAGGGAAACTTTACGCCTATCTTATCTGCCGTTCTCGCTCCGAAGTATCCGCATAGCACCCATGTGACTAGGCTTGCAGTATCCTCAGTCTCTAGACCCATAAACCATCCGCCTACATATGCGGCAACAAGTACAGCAAGGGTGAGTGGTCTGATATTTCGCGCTAGCCAACTCTGACTGTTTGAGTCTGCCACCCATCTTTTGGTCACACCATCTATTTCAGCGCGTTCTAGTTTAAGTTTTTCTAATGCAATTTTTTTATCCCCCTCCGAGAGCTGTGTGTTCCCGCTTATAAGTTCTGAGATAACATTCCCCGGAAGTATAGCGTCACCTACTATACCAAGTATTGAGGGTGCTTTCTCTATGAGAAATTTGCCCACTCTAGTTTCTTTAAAAGGTTTTTTAGTTTTACTCATACCTCTCTATATGATGTGCGTCCGTTAATTTTCTCAGCTACAAGATTTTTCTTTCTATTCTGATCTATAGACACGTAGCTTACATGAACCCAGTCGGGATTGTTTGAATCACCAAACTCCCATATGATCTGGTCATAGCTTAGGTTATCTTTTATGTAGTTAAACATCTCAGCGTTTGTCTTGTGCCCGAAGGTATCGTCTAGATCAATTGCTCTACCTTGACAGTGCTGGCTTGAGGTACTCCCACCAATAGCACGATTTAAATCTTCAGATCTGAACATGCTATTAATTTTTATGGGTCCGCCTACATATTCTCTAAGAGGCTCGAAAACATGAGTAGCAATACCAACCATATTAGATACTTGATAATCATCTGGAATATTTTTAAGATTCAGGCGTAGTGCTGTATTAGATCGTACAGCTTCTTTGTGTGTTATATGCTCACTTATTCTTTCCATAAAATACATACCATTTATGCAGAGTATACCCTATAGCAATAAGGGTGGCTATAATCTTTAGGGCCACATCTAAATTAGTCATTGATGTAGCTAGAGCTCCTATGTTGAGAGCATAAATTTTTAAATCAGTCAAGGTCTCTGGTTTTAGATTTAACATAAATATAATTTATTTTAATGTCACCTGCGGTAGTATCTTGTACGTAATTCATTTTTTATTAGGTTTTTTACCTGATCGGTTATTTCCCTTAAAGGCTTTAGGCACATCACCGATTTGGTTGCCCACTTCTTTAATCGCCTTAGATACGTCTTTAAGCTCTTCTCCGACACGATCTACTCTTTTCGATACATCACTCTTAAGATCCGCAAACTTCTTCTCTAGGATGTCTGGGATCATGTTGTTGTTCTCGTCTTTAGTAAGACCTTTCTTTGTAAGCCATATTGAGGCTATATTTATAACGATCAGCGCTGTGATCAAACATATTAAAATTGTTGTTGTCATAATTTTTATTTTATTGCTAGGTAAATGTAAGTTCCAGAAGAATTATTAAACCCAGAAAAATTAGATTTTGGTTGAAAACCGTCATTATTAAATTCAACCGCCCAATTAGGGTCATCTAATTCTTCATTAGCCAAATTTGCTAATAATCTTTTATCTTTTATTGTATCAGTATCCCTAACCGAATCCATCATCATCCAATGACTAGCATAACCTGGTGTAACTCCTTTTACCATTATAAATCTTGGTTCAAATCCAACCGAAACTAATGGTCCTGTTGTAGAACCATTTCCCGTATAACTCCCTATCTTCTGATGACCTGCTATTGATGTAAAGCAGTAGGCGATGTAAGACCCTCCTGAAGCATTTACATCACCTTGTGCAGCTAAACTAAATACACTACTTGTTGGACTCGTATTATTCCAAACATTAAAAGTAGCTGCTGCTCCTGTAGTGTCAAGGTTTAAATATTTTGTGTTTCCTGTTGGTTGGCTATAAACAAACCAATTTGACGTACTGTCTGTTCTTTTAACTATTATCAATTCAGCAGCATTTGACAGTCCTGTTCCTACAGTAGAAGCAGTTAAATTCCCTGTATA